CCACTGGTCCGGGTACGACGTCAACGAGATCGACGAGCACATCCTCGGCAAGACCAAGGACGTTCCCGAGGCAGAGCTGGAGGCTGCCTCGTGAACACCATCGCCCTGAAGCCGCCGAAGCCCACACTCACCGCGCCCCGCAAAGCCACCACAGTCCCGACCTGCTCATCCTGCGAGGGGCCGCTGAACTCCACGGGCGAGTGCCGGGGATGCACCAAATGAAGCGCACCAGCCGGAACGCCCTGCCATCACAGGAGCTCCTCAACCAGGCAGCGGACCTCTTCAACGACGGCGCATCCCAACGCGAAGTCTGCCGCACCACCGGCCTCGCCCGCGAAACCATCCGGAAGCACTTCCCCGGCCGCGGCTGGACCTATGTAGAAGGCGGGGAGTTCCGCCAACTGATCAAACGCACACCCCTTACGAAAGGACTGGCAGCATGAGCCTGACCATGACGGACATGTTCTGCGGCGCCGGCGGATCCAGCACCGGGGCAACGTCGCTCCCGGGCATCACGGTGAAGACCGCCCTCAACCACTGGGACAAGGCTCTGGAGTCCCACAACGCCAACCACCCGGACACCATCCACGTGCAGGCTGACATCAAGGAGACTGACCCCCGGTACATCGGCAACTCCGACATCCTGTGGGCGTCCCCGGAGTGCACGAACCACTCGGTGGCCAAGGGCCGGAAGCGCGTCACGAACCAGGCGGACCTGTTCGGCGACACCCTGCCCGACGAGGCGGCCGACCGGTCACGCGCCACCATGTGGGATGTGCCCCGCTTCGCCGAGGTCCATCACTACCGGGCCATCATCACCGAGAACGTCGTGGACGCGGCCAAGTGGGTGATGTTCGATGCCTGGCTGATGGCCATGAAGTCCCTCGGCTACGAGCACAAGATCCAGTACCTCAACAGCATGCACGCCCAGCACGGCGGCCTGCCCGCGCCGCAGTCCCGGGACCGCATGTACGTCCTGTTTTGGAAGAAGGGCAACAAGGCGCCCGACGTCGAGAAGTACTTCCGACCCAAGGCGTACTGCTCAAGCTGCGACGAGGTAGTGGACGCCATGCAGGTCTTCAAGAAGGCTGAGCAGTGGGGCCGCTACCGCGCCCAGTACGTCTACCGCTGCCCCAAGGCTGCCTGCAAGAACGCCATTGTGGAGCCTGGCTGGCTGCCGGCGTCGGCCGCCATCGACTGGTCCCTCCGCGGGGAACGCATCGGCGACAGGACCCGGCCGCTGGCGCCCAAAACCCTAGCCAGAATCGTCGCCGGGCTCGCCAAGTACGGGCAGGAGCCGGTCAGCATCGACTCCGTGCGCGGCTCGCAGATCCTCTCCGCGGTCAACAAGGAGCCGTTCCAGACCCAGACCACTGCCTACACCCGGTCCCTGCTCGTCCCAGTGGAGGGACGGGAGGGGAAGCAGGCACAGCTGGCTACGGACCCTATAAGGACGCAGACCACCCGCAATGAAACCGGGCTGCTCACGCCGCCCAAGGACCACATGCTCATGGAGTACTACGGCAACGGCCAGGTCCACCACGTCTCCAAAGCTATCCCGACCATCACCACCGTGGACCGGTTCGCGATGATCACCACCCTGCGAGGGCAGAACGCACCCAAGGACGTCGGGCAGCCGCTCGACACCTTCGCAGCCAACGGGCTGCACCATGGACTGGCCGAGTGGAAGGTGCCCTCAGTGGAGGACTGCGAGTTCCGGATGCTGGAGCCCCACGAGATCAAAGCGGGCATGGCCTTCCCGAAGGAGTACATCATGCTCGGCAACAAGCGGGAGCAGGTGAAGATGGCCGGCAACGCCGTCACTCCCCCGGCCGCCCGCGACCTCGTGGCGTGCATGGCAGAGACACTGCAGGCGTTCTGATGACCACCCTCGACAACAGTGTGGCGATCCTCCACGGGTCCCAAGACAACAGTCTGCGGTGGATGTGGCTGTCCAAGACCAACGGCACCATCTGCGTGGGCCGGCTCGACAGGTCCGGGTTCTTCATCCGCGACCACGACGGCGCCCCAGGCGTCCGGGAAATCGCGCAGCAGATGTCACGGCTCTGGACGTACCAGCTCGCCGACGTCGACCTCTCCGGCCATGCAACCCACCACCTCGCCCCACCGTCCATGCAGTCGATAGAACCGCTCCCAGCACCACCGGAGCCGGTCTACGACACCCACCCGATGTTCTAGGCCCCGGCGTCTTTGTTATGCCCTCAGAAACCAGCAGTACTCGCCGCAAAGTGAGTGCTGCTGGTTCTGGCACCACCAGAAAGGAAAGAGCCGTGGCCAAGGACACGAGGCCGTACTTCACGCTCACCAACGAATACCCCCGCCACCGCAAAATCCGGGCGCTATCCGATAAAGCATTCCGGTTGCATGTGGAACTCATCGCGGACTGCAACGAGTCCAAATCGGACGGGCATTTCCGGAAGCAGGAACTCAACGCCCGCGGCCCCAAAGCAGGGAAAGAACTCATCGAAGCAGGGCTAGTGACGGCGCTGGAGGACGGCACATACGCCCTGCACGACTACCTCTCACACCAGCACTCAAAGGTCCAGATCGAGGCGTACCAGGCGAACAAAGCCGAAGCCGGCCAGAGGGGCGCCCACGTACGTCACCACGTCAAGAAAGGGGTGGTCGATCCTGGCTGTGAACTCTGCCAAACCGGTTAGCAAACGCTTAGCAGCTGCCATAGCACCTGCTATAGCAAACGGTTAGCAAACCATTAGCACCATAAACATAACCACTTAACTACTCACCTAAGTGCCTATCTCACCTTTGTTTATCAACAGCTTTTAAAACAGCTGTGGAAAAGAAATCAGTCAATCGTCACTTAGGTAACGCGTGAGGAGCAGAACACATGACTGACCACCAGCCCATCACAAAACCCCAAGCCGAAGCGCTGGCCGGCATCCTCCACGAGCTCCGGCCCGAATGGGGCATCCCAGCACTCATGACCCTCATCGGCCGGAACATGAACCACCCAGCCAGCTACCCGCACCTGGTCCTCGCCGCGGTCACGGCAGCGAACCGCCGCAACCCGGACGGCACCCACACGGCCAGGACGCCCGCGGTGATCTACCAGCCCGGGAAGCACTGGGAACAACCCATCGGCGAAACGCCCGCGGTGGTGCCGGCAGGGCCGCCCTGCGAGGACCATCCGACATTCGAAGCCCACAACTGCCGCTGCTGCTGGGCAGACATCAAAACCGGGAGCCGCCCCATCGACGCCCTCGGCAAACACCACGAACAGGAAGTGAAAGCATCATGACCACCCCGCACAACAAGATCGACCGCACCGAGTTCGCCAGAATGGCAGCCGAAGGACTCACCCCCGCCGAGCTCGCCGAACACTTCAGGACCAGGCTCGACACCGTCTCCCGGATCCGCAACGAACTCGGCATGTCCACCCGCCGCCCGAAGGCAACCATCGACCGGGCCGAGCTCCTCCGCCTCCACGACAAGGGCTGGACCACCGCCGAACTCGCCGCCCATTTCGGGTGCAACCCCGACAGCGTCAGCCGCGTCAAGAAAACCCTCGGCATCAGCATCAACCACGTCCTCACCCCCGAACGCCTCGCCCTCGCCGCCCAACGCATCGAAGACGGCTGGTCATTCGAAGAAATCCACCGCACCGAAGGCATCAGCCGCGACAGCCTCCAAAAATACTTCCCCGGCAAATCCTGGCCCCCCGAACAAGCCGCCGAATACCGCGCCCTCCGCCGCCAAGAGACCGGCCGCCACTTCAACCAGCGGCCCAACACCTACCGCCAAGAACACCGCAACCGCACCCACCCCGTAGGGGCAACCAAACAGGCCCGATCCACGACCCTCGAAGCACTCCCCACCCACAGCCGCCACACAGCCGCTCAGGACGCCCAGCAGGGCCGGGGCAGGGTGATTGGCCATGCCGCATAAAACTGAGCCCGGAGAAACGATTCTGGCGCGTACCAGCAACCAGCAGAACTTGAACCCACGGAGGATGGAAGCATGACCCGCACGAGAGCAAGCGCGAAGAAGGCCGGCACGAGCTTTGAGACGCTGATCGCCGGTTACCTGGCGCAGCATGTGGATGACCGGATCGAGCGTAGGACCAAGTCCGGGGCGAAGGACCGTGGCGACATCGGCGGCCTGCGGCATCACGGGCACCGGCTGGTGCTGGAGTGCAAGAACACGGCGAAGACGCTGCTCGGGCCATGGGCGGCTGAGGCTGAGGTTGAACGCGGGAACGACGACGCGCTGGCCGGGCTGATCGTGCACAAGCGGCACGGGAAGGGCCAAGCGCAGGACCAGTGGGTGACACTCACGGTCGGGGATCTCGTGGCGCTCCTGACGCTTTCGCGTGAGCACCTAAACCAGTCGTAATCGTTGCTTCTACAAGCAGTACTTGCTAGGCTGGGGGAACCACACCAGCTCCCCCGGCCCAGCGGACTGCAATCCCAGCCGGACCACGAAAAGGAAAACCCGATGAGTGCTCAGACTCAGACCAACACCCCGGCCAGGCAGGCGGCTCGGAACGCTTTGTTCGCCGCCGGCCTCCGCGCCCCACAGGCGGGCCAGTACGCGACGCACGCCGCCTACGCACAAGCTTTCGATGCCTACCAGGCGTCCACCATGCAGCCCCTCCGCGAACAGCTGGCCGCAGCATGAGGGGCTTTCACCGCGTCAAGCGCGTCCGCCTCTGGGACCACTACAGCGCCACATCCATCATCCAAGTTGCCCAGCCGCAACCGCAGTACGGGCTTGTGCAGCTCAACTCCTACCGCCGGGGCCAGCTCTCCGTCTCCCACGACGTGAACCGCGCCGAGTTCATCAAGGCCGTAGAAGCCGTCCTCAACGTCACCATCACCGAGAACGCGCCGGCCGAGGTGACCCGATGACCGTCCATAACCCTGTTGAGGTCACGGGGAACATCATCGTCCACCACCCCACCCAACAGCAGGGGGACAAGAAATGAGCGGCAACCCGCATTACGTCAATGCTGACGAATTGCTAGCACCTGAACGCGCAGGCGGCCCGGCGTACATCGATCCGCAGACGAGCAGCCTCATGCTCGCAGCCGTCGAGGCCCAGCTTGCTGTGGCATGGGAGCAGCGAACGGCAAACCTCATCGCTTGGGTGGCAGCGCACGGCGAAGACCCGTCATGGGTTACCGTCGAAATCCAGCAGAGGCTGGGGCTGTGAGGGGCTGGTTCCGGTCCCGGAAGCCGGCCATCGTGCAGCCCATCCAGATCGAGCCCGAGGATCGTCTCATCGCCGCATGGTGGGGGTACACCGAACAGCAGTGGGTGGCACTCCCCCACGACGTGCAACGGGAGAAACGCGACACCGTGACCTGGGCGAGGACAGCATGAGCGAGCAAAGCCAACCCACTCTGGACTGCCAAGACTGCGGCGGCATCGTGAGGAAGCTGTCCGACGCAGAGGCGCAGGAGGTTGCGGCGAACCCGTACAACTTCGTTGTCTATTGCCCCGTCTGTCGGAGGATTCGGCAGCGGGAGTACGAGCAGCGCCACGCCGGAGCATGGCAGTGACGGCGGCGGAGTATCAGGCCCTCGCTAACCAGGCACGGGCCGAGACCCTCGAATACCAGGGCCGGGCGGAACAACACACCCTCACCGGCCGCGTGTTCGACCACAACGCACCC